TACTGGTGCCTGAAATACTAATGTTGGTTTCATACTATAACTCTATTAATTTAAATTTTTGTTTTGGTTTCCAATTTGCAAATGCACCTTCCATACCTTCTACCAATGCATCACACATTGCTTCTTTACTTAATTTACCTTCTCCTAAATAATGTTTTCTACCTTTCAATGCGGCTTTTGTTCTTTCTTCTTTTCCCATCTTATAAAAATCCATAATCAGAGGAGTAATATCTTCAAAATCAATTCTATCATCAAAAATATATGGAGTAGGTACTGAACCTGTTGTTGACCTAACTGGCCACATTGGTTTAACCCAGTCTCCCCAAACTACACCTGCTTTTTTATGTCTATCATGTAAAGAACCAATTTCAACATAATCTTCGGCTGTTAATAATTTACCTGTACCATTTTCTCTAAATCCACATTGGTCTTGTAAACCACCTGTGACCGTTACTATGATTGGAGTTCCTGCCATTACTGATTCTGCAGTTGCTAATCCAAATCCTTCGTTGGATGCTACATTAATTGTTACATCACCTATATTGTAAAGATAATTCAATTCCGTTTCAGTATATCTGTTTGGTGCAAATATTACATTTGTTTCAGGAGAACAACAATGACTTATAGTAGTATGTAAGTCAGTACCATGTTCTTCAACAGGATTAGTATGCATTAATAAACACACTTTACTTCTTTCTTCGGGTCTTAATGCTTCAACAAATTTGTCAAACGCAAGTATTACATCAACTGGTTGTTTTCTACGAATGTTTCTATTATTCCAATATAAAACAAATTCATATTCTTTATCTCCAAATATACTTTGTTTAAAATCTTTTGGAACTTCTACTGGTTTATATAAGTCGGAATTGATACCATGTGGTACATAACTAACTTGCCAGTCTTCTGGTTTAGTCCAATGTTTTTCTTTATCCCAACTCCAAACTCTTTTAGTAATACCATAAGTTTGTTTTGAAATACACCCAATCCAATCACAACTTTCGTAATAATCTCTGTTGTATTTTGGGTCTGGTAAATCATCCCAAATGTGGTAAAAGAAAAGGGGTACTGATTGACGGATTTCATGTTCAATATCGTATAACCAAATCCAATATCTAGGATCGGTAAAGTGTAATATTGCATCAGGTTGTTCTGCCATTATTAATTGACGGATTACATCGGGATTACCATACCCATCAAATGGATATATTTTAACTGATGCATCTTCTACACCCGTTTGTTCTCTAACACTATCGTTTAAATCTAAAACTTTACCCGCTTCTGGGTGTTTGATTGCTGCACCTAATTGTACCCAATCGTATTTATCAACTGTTCCTAATACTAATTGCTTGGAGACGTTGGCAATACCACTTGCCATTCTTAAATCATCTGATAATAACAGAATCTTCTTTTTTGCCATAACTTTTAAAATATATATTGTTTAATTTAAATTTTTTAATCCTCTATCACATATGCCCCTCTGATGAAACTCACACCATTCACACAATTTAGTTGCATTCTTTGGATACTCTATATCAATCCTATAATTACCATCTTTGTCAAATACACTCTCTACAAAGTCCGTAAAACCTTTCCAGGCCTTATTCACCGAAACCTTACCATTTGCAGGAATATGTTTACTAATTCTATGTGTTGGAATATCCTCTCTTACTTCTACCTTTCTTTTCAAAATGATAAACTCAACATCAATCACATCTTCGGAAATACTTAGTAATTCGGCGTAGAACTTTTTGTATAATAAGATTTGTGCACTTTTAACTGGGTCTGATTTTTGATACTTACTCCAACCTCTTGTAGAAGTTTTAAAGTCAATAATTCTGTATCTGCCTGTAAATGTATCTCTGATAATCAAATCTATGAAACCCATAAAGTTTACATTCTCAGAAATTTTTGTGTTTATAGGTTGTTCAATTGCTACCAACTCATCGTGTTTTAACGAAAAGAATTTGTTAAAGTTTTTGGGTTTTTGAAACCAATCTAATAAGACGTTTCCATCTTCTAAAAATTCTACCATTTCTTCTTTGGTGCATATTGTTGTATTTCCTATTTCCCCTTCCGTTTCTTTAAGATATGCATCTCTCATTCTTTCTTTTAGATACTCTTGTAAGTCAATCATTTTGTCAGCTTGTGACTTTGATATTCTTAAACATTTCTCCAAATAGTTTTGAAGTGTTTCGTGCATTGCAGTTCCAAAGATTGAATGTATGTTAGAGGAGTTTTCCCCCAACTTATCTATGTATGCTAATTTGTATTGTTGTGGACAGTTATGCCACATGCTATATTGTGAAAATGATACTCTTGCCATAATAACTGTAATATAAGACAAATAATTGGATTTACCAAATTATATCTTAAGTTTTAGTTTAGTTATTTGCTTTTTATCTATACCATATTTCTCACTAACATATTTCAAATATTCTCTACCTTCTCTACTTGCATAAAGAACTTCCAAATAGTCAATTGCTTGATTTTCTGAACAATCGTATTCTTTCTTTAAAAGGTCTACTATGAATTGTTCGTATTTATCTTCGGATTTTCCTTTAATATATTTCAAAAAGTATTTACCTTTTGGAATAACATTAATATACAAACTATACATTTCTTTTGGAGAAAGGGTTTGAGTTAAGGGTAATATAGATGCAATCAATTCAACCCATTCAGGCTTCATTGATAAAAATCTATTAATCATAAAATTACTCCAAGTTTTTAAATCCTCATCACTAAGTTTATCAAAATACTTTGGGTCTTGAATAGTAGTTATTGCATTAATATGGTCAAATAACTTTTGTGCCATTATTCTATGATTTTTGTTTCTTGTAGTTCTTGTGGAAGTAATTCATTTAAAGGTTTACCACAAGTTGCACATACATACAATTCAATTGGCATAACCGAATCTTTTGGTGCACCTGTTAATAATCTACTAATTTTTTTGAATCTATAACCTGGTAGGAATATTTTTCCACCACAATCACAATCCATATCTCTCGCGTCATTTAAATTGAAATTCGGCGGTAATTGGTTCATTTGTTGTTCCATTATTTTATTATGTTTAATATTTGTATAATTGTAGACATAAATACGATTTCTTTATCTACCACCAATGCGTCCTTTGAAAGACCATCTGCAATTGTCAAAATCACATTTGCTACATTTCCGGTTGCGTATTCATCTACTTTGTCGTATAACATTGTATACATTTCCGAATAATCGTTTAATCTATTATCTGCTACTGCCTGTCTAATTTTCATAAACATATTTCGTTTGTCATCGGATTCCTTTAACAATTCAATAAGTTTGGTTGCAAAGTTTGCTTCAACCATTACTCTATGGTCTACTTTCAATTCACCTTTTGCAGATTGTAATTGACAAGTGTTAAGTATCCTTCTAATGTCTGGATAATATGAATTAATCACATCAGCCATATTCTTTGGTTCATACTTAATCTTTTCAGCATCTAATATCTTTGCTACCTGAACTGCTACATCCTTTTTAGTCGGAGGTGTGATTGCGAAAGACTGACATCTACTTTGAATAGGGTCAATGATTTTCTCAATGTAATTACAGGTTAAGATAAAACGACAATGCTTAGAGAATGTTTCCATTAAGTTTCTCAAAATCGCTTGTGCTCCCGGTGTCATATAATCAAACTCATCTAAGATGATTACTTTGAAACCTGCAAATCCAACCGATGATGCGAAGTTCTTAACTTTTGTTCTTACGGTATCCACATTGTTTTCATCCGATGCATTGATAATCATAAAGTCACATTTGATTGTGTTTACGATTAGTTTAGCAAGTGTGGTCTTACCAGTACCTGCTTTTCCATACAACAATAAATGTGGTATATCGTTTGCATCTAAATATTGCTGAATTGTTTCTTTTACTTGCTCGTTTCCTACATATTCTGCAAGTGTTTGGGGACGGTACCGTTCTACCCATAAAGTATGTTCTTTTTTGTTTATATCGTTTGTGAAAAAACTCATATTATTTTCCAGTTGAACCGAATCCGCCTTCGCCTCTTTCGGTGTTAGATAATTCATTTACTTCATTAAACTCAACTTCAGGATGAGGTATAATCATAATTTGTGCAATTCTATCACCCACTTCATATTTCGTTGATGCCACTCCTTTATGTTTTCTAAAGGTAGCTTGTAACTCACCTCTATATCCACTATCAATTACACCAACTGAATTAGTTAAACTTAAATCGGTTTTTCTAATAGATGAACGAGGGAATACTAATCCTACAAATCCTTTGGGAATTTCTAAAGCGATACCCATACCATATGTAATTTGAAATACTTCTTCGCCTATAATAGATGTCGCTATCAAATCCATACCAGCATCACCACTCTTTGCATAAGTGGGGATAACTGCATCTGGATTAAGTTTCTTTATATTAACATTCATATTAATTACTAATTTCTACAAGATAATATTTACATACAAAATCATCAATTTGGAATTCAACATTTGATAATCCGTCAGTTGAAACTTTTAATTTTGCATTTGTTGCTTCTTTGTTTGCTGTTAAGATTTCTTTCAAATACTTTGCTGAGAAGGAAATCGGTTTTACTGTTTCTGCGTAGTCTTTTTGTGCAGTAAATGTAACTCTGTTTGTAGAGATAGATGAATAACCAATTGCCATTTTCAAATCACCACTTTCGGTAAAGATTGTGAAAGTATCTACATCACTCAATGCACCTTTTGCTTTAATGAATTTGTCAATCATATTAGACGCCATATCAATTGAAATACCAAAATCAGGTAATGTTTTCAAATCTGGAACTGGAGGAATAACTCCTAAGTCTGCTAATTGATAAGATGTTTCGGTTTCGTCAGACGATAACTTTAATGATACTGATTTTTCACCTGCTTTGTCAACTTTTAATGTTAAGTCGTTGTCTAATACACCAATCATATTTTTCAATAATGATGTTGTGTAAATACCGACATTCATTGGTGTTGATGTGTAAGCGTTGTACTCAACCTCACCTAATAATGTTTTGTCATCTGAAATAAATCTAACTGATAATTTCGTTCCTTCTGCGTTCCACGCTACTGATTCAATAAGTCCACCTAGTGAATACTTTTGAATGAATTTTAATAAATTGTTTTTGTTCATGTTTTATGTTTGTTTTACTAATATACGACTAATTTTTGATAATACCAATT